ATACCCTGAAATGAGCCTTTCAACACGGGCTTTTCACCTGATTGCAAGACATCCATGAAGGCATTCATCAAAGTTTGTTTAGTTACGGCTGTTTGCTGCAACATTTCTGGGCTTTGCAGGAACTCATCTATCTTTTGCTCAACTCGTTTCAAACGCCGATCTGCTCTCTTAACATCACCTTCAACGGCAGCGTTGATGAGTGAGTTTAAGTTAGCTGCTTCAGGGTCCAAAAACCCTCTATACCTTAAATTAGCTATCAGCTTGCCTGTTAGATTATCAAACGCTCCAACAGACTCTTGGTCCAGGATCCGTGCTTCTTGTTTCAGTATAGCTTTTGTGGTTGCTTCAATGCCTGCTCGTGCAGCGGGGATTGCACCAAGAGATGCTATGTCCGCAACAGTCGCGGTTCGTGCTCTTTCAGCAAAGGTCTT